TCGCTGAGCTGACCGCCCGGGAGCTGCAGGCCTGCATCGACCGCTGCCCACGCGGCCGCTCGACCCTGGATGACATGCGCACGGTCTGCTCCCTCGTCTTCCGGCATGCGCAGGCTAACCATCTGGTGGATGGGAATCCAGCCCAGCTTCTTTACACCGCCAGAAGTAAAAAAGGAACCCGAGCGCCCTTCACCGAGAAGGAGCTGCAGCGAATCCGAGAAGCCGTCTATGTCGTTCCATGGGCGGACTATGTCTACATCCTCTGCTATCTGGGTATGCGCCCGGGGGAGATGCTGGCATTAAAAAAGACCTCCTTTCACAAGGAGGATCAGTATCTGGTAGGTGGAAACAAAACGGCCGCCGGGATTGACCGGATCATTACCATCTCACCGAAAATACAGCCCATGCTGGAGGCCCAGCTCGAGACCCCTGGCGAATGGCTGTTTCCCGCGGAGGATGGCAGCCGGATGACGGATGAGCACTTCCGCGTCCACTGTTTTCAGCCTTGCATGGATGCTCTCGGGATCACCGGGAAGGTGCCCTACTCCTGCCGGCATACATTTGCAAATATGCTGAAAAACGTCTCCGGGAGTGACACCGACAAGGCGGCGCTCATCGGTCACGCTGACGCCAGCATGACGAAATACTACCAGTCGGCCGACTTCGCCTCGCTGCGGGCGATCACGAATCAGATCTGATGCTATTGTCAACACCATTGTCAACAAAATGCCGCAAGCACTGTAAAATCAATGCCCCTGGACTGGTTCGGGACCAAAAGGCCGCGGGTTCGAATCCCGCCACTTCGACCAGGAACCCTTGAGAAATCAAGGGTTCTTTCTTTTTGTTCTCCTCCGCTATCTTCAATTACCCAGCGCTATTGTCAACATTACTGTCAACACTATTGTCAACAAAAAAAGAGGGCCCCGAAGGTCCCTCCTTTTCTTACTTGATGCCGTGTAATTTCTTGTACCACTTTTTCGCGGCATCCCGCCCACTCTCGTGAGCCTTTTTGAGCAGCTCCAGCCGCTCGTCGTTGTCCATGCGCTCCCAGTTTGCGTCGTTCTGGTCCAGGTAGACCTGGTAGGCCACCTTGTACTGTGTGTTGTAGCCCTCCCGGTCCTCGGCTCCAACTTCGTACTCAACTCGGTTGGAGCTGAACTTGTAGGACGGGTGCGGGAGTGCGCTCTCGTTCCCCGTCTCCTCCCAGACGGCCCTGGCTTGGAGCATGTAGGGCTGCGTCTCATCAGCCTTGAATGTCGGGTCCAGATTGTCGTAGGCTGTCGGGATGTAAGCGGTAGCACCTTTGATCAGGGCATCCGTGGCGATATTACGCCCGTTGATGTATTTTTCCTGATAGGCACCGAGCGCTTCCTGGGCCTCGAGCACCGCGGAAATCATTTCCCGCCGCTTTTCACTGGTCAGCGTGTATTTTTCCAGGGCTGTCAGCGTCTGGTTGGAGTTGATCTGATCAATCGAGGCATACAGGTCATTGATGCGGGCCTTGGTCTGCCCCACAATGCCTGAGCTGCTGGTCATCTCTTTAGCCTCCTCATAGGCGGCTGTGTACTCTTCCGGCGTCAGCCCGCGCCTCAGCATGTTGAGCGGCCGGTCATTCTTGGCTGCGGTCGTCACCTGCGTGAGGATGGTGGCGCCGTCGTAGAATGAGCTGACCACATCATTGCTGATCAACGGATCGCTCGTCAGGCGCTTCTGCGCGGCCGTAACGGCGGCCTGCAGGCCTCCCAGCTCTCCGGTGTATTTGTCCTTGGAGAGCGCGGGGATAGCCATCTGGCCCAGGAAACCTGTGTACTGCTCCGCCAGATACTGGAGGTTCAGAGGGCTCATGTTCATCATGCGCCCGCCCTCGATGAAAATGTCGGGCGTTTCCTCTGTGTACTGGGTTGTGGGCTCCCAGGTGGACATGCGGCTGGGGACGATTCGGCTGCCATACCAGTTTTTATTCTGGCCAATCCCGATGATGGGCTGGAACACAGTCCCGCTGCCAATCGGGTTGAGGTTGTCCATGATGGTATTGCCTATCGTCAGCAAGTCGATCATGTTCTCGTCGGTGGTGCCATGCCACATGGCGTTGGTCACCGCGCCGTGCACCGCATAGGTGAGCGGATCCTGGGACAGCGGGATGCGAATCAGGGGCTGCTGGCCGAATACGTCAGGCGCGAAGTTCGGGAGGAAGAAATGCTTGGACTTGAGGTCGTCGCTCAGCATCTCCAGCTCCTCTTTTTCATCGTCGTCTGTAAATTTCAGCAGCAGCGCGTTGGCCAGGACGGACGCCAGACCGGTGTTGATGATGGTCTTGGCAAACCTCTGGGGCATCCGTGCGCGCTCAGACTCCGTGAGCATTCTCCCGGTTCGGTAAACGCCCTGCGTGGAGGCGCCGAAGAACGGCACCAGCGCTTTGAGCATGCCGCCGAGCTGCCCGTTGCCGGAGCGCGCGAAGTCCACTGTCGCCTCCTGGGCGGCCATGAAGGCCTCCTTCTTGCCCTCCGTCGTGCTCAGGTCGTGCTGGCCGTAGCGGTATTCCGCGAAGCGGCTGGCCTGCTCGACCACCTCATTCAGACGGGCGAGGGTGACAGCGTTCCACAGCTTTTTGCCGGCGAATTTAGCGGTTCGCCCGACGTTCTCCGTGTTGTAGCCCTGGAAGAGCTCCGACCTGTAGTCTTTTACACCCTTCCGTGTAGCTGCATCCACTCTGGTCCACCCACCACCGCCGAGAGCTTCGTAGTCTTTGTAGGTCTCCGATCCGCGCCACACCTCATAGGCCGAGGCGATCCACTTGGCCATGCCGGTTCCGTAGTTGCTGGCCCAGGAGCCGTAGTTGACGGAGTTCTGGAAGTCCCGCATGAAATTCCGGAGGGCGAATACCGGGTTGCTGCCGGTTGTCAGTGCGCTCATGCCGCGGGTGACCTTAGCCACCATTTGCAGCAGCTTGTTCTGGGCCGTTGAGCTGTCATTGAGCCCGGACAGGAGCTTATAAAGTTCCGTGTCGGCAATCTCGTAATAGCCCTTGGACCCATCTGCGCGTTGCACAACCAGTCCATTGGGCAGGCTCAGCCCGCCCGCAGTCCACTGCGTCTGTTCGGTGCCAATAGCGTCCAGCACTTCCTGCATGGTGTCGTCGCGTACGTTGCCGTGCAGGATGGACTCCACCTGGTCCTGCAGATCTACAGTGCTTACCGTAGATTTGTGCATGTCGGGGGTCACCTCGCGCCCGAACATACCCAGGTCATACTGGTGGTAGGCGCTGTCCCAGGCCAGTGCCACCTTGTTGGCACTGACCATGTTGACGATGCTGTCCACCATGCCGACGAAGGTATCCATCGGGCTCCAGATGTCTTCTGTGGATCCAGTGGCGGCCCGGATGACATACTTCTTCCCGCTGTTGCGGTTCATGTTGTTGGCGCGCTCGTCCTTCACACGCTTGGTCGGGACGTAGTTCGGGTAGATGTCATTCATCTGGTCAAATGCAGCCTGCGAGAGGTAGCCCGTGTCCACCATCCAGGCCTGCAGGAAATTCCTGCGCCACTCCTGGAAGGCCTCTGCGGCGCGCGCCACCTCGGGATGCTGGGCCTGCACTTCCTGGATGAAAGCTACACGGTCCGCTGTAGAAATGTGGCTGTCGAATACCGGCTTGTTCTGGGCGTCACGATCCAGAGAGTGGAGAGCCAGCATGTAGCGTTCAAGCAGGTCTGCGTCTTTGGACTTCAGCCCGGCCTTGGCGAAAACATCGCTCAGGGAATCCCCGATGCGGTTGCCGTCAGCGTCCGTGAGTGCGGTGTTCAGGACAGCGCTGGTGCGTCGGGCCGCAAAATTGTGCAGCAGCGCGTTGGTGCGCACATCATCCCGCAGCGGGATGGCGTTCTGCCCTGTCTGGCTCCGGATGCTGCGGTTGACGTCCTCCGCGGCGTTGGTCGCGTCGATGGTGCTGTCGATCAGGCGGCGGAACTGCTCCCGCCAGCCCAGCTTCTGCTCATCGCCCCGGCTGCGGATGGTCGCCCCGATACGCTCGTTGGTGCTTGCGCTGAGCCAGGCACGCAGATCCTGGATAGCCTCGTGCACATCCTTGGCAATGCCATTGTCCTGCAGCGCGCGCTCGAACTGATCCACAAAATCGTCTCCGGCGAACTGCCTGCCGACTTGTTCGTCAGCGGCATAGCGCCACATGAACTCAGCGAAGGCCTCATCCGGGAGCACATCTGCGGAGTAGGCGTCCCGGAAGGCATCAGGCAGGTTATTCACCATGTCCTGCGTCCCGGTCATCCCGATCTTGGATGCAATAGCATGGCCGATCTCGTGGAAGCCTACGACGAAATTGCCAGCCTCTTTGTTCCGAACCGCGATATGACGAGCGCGTGTATGGAAATACCCGCGCACAGACTTGGGCACGCCGTTCATCTTCTTGGTGCCGATGAACTGCCCGATGCCCAGCTTATCCGCCAGGCTCTTGGCAATCTGCTGCGGGCTGCGCTTCGGTACCACGGTTTTTACAGCGGGCGGTGTAGCAGATGTGTCTCCTGTCATGGCACGAGAGAACTGGAGGGACGGTGCGCCGCTGCCAGGTGTCTTTCGATTCGCCTGGGCCTCTTCCAGGAGCTGGTCGCGGTACGCCCAGGCACGGTCATAGCCGTAGTCGTAAAGGGGATTCCCCTTTTCGTCGAACTCGCCGGTCGGCACGTCACCAAACAGGGGTAGCGCCGCAATTTCAGCGTCGGTCTCCCTATGGTACCCGCCTTCGGCTTCACTCAGCCCATACTTCCGAGCCACCGTGTCGGCGCTGTCCCCGTTGTGCATCCAGAACACAATGTCAGGATGATCATCCCGTTCAACGTTCCAGTCATCCGGCATGAACTCCTCATTGAAGGCCACACGGGCCACAGGGATCATGCCCAGTTTCGTGTACAATCGAGAAAGTCCGCCATTATAGCAGTCCAGCTTGTTTCCGCCGTGGGCGATAGCCTGGATGATCAAGTCAGCGCTCGCACCTTTTGCGGAGCTGCTGGCGTCCTTGAACACACCGAAGATGTTGCCCTTCTCATTGCCTGTGGTGGCCACAGCGGCGCCCGCCAGCCCGTCTTCGGACTGAAGGAGGATCGCACCCTTCTCCTGGAGTGCTTCCACACTCTGAGCATCTACATAGGCACCGTGGCTGTTGCTGGCCTTGGCCGCGTCCAGGGCAGAAGAAAAGCGCTGCTGGTCTGTTGACTCTTGCAAGTGCAGATCAGTAACGCCGTGTGATGTGAGATTGTTGCGTCCTTCAGAGCTTAGAAATCCCGGAGCGTTTCCGCCCAGATTCTGTCCGTTATTGAGGGATTGGCCTTCCGCTCCTCGTCCAGTCCCGCCTTCCCAGGCTCCCTGTCGAGCATATAGGTAATCTCCTCGTCCGACATCGTATCCAGGTGCTGTAGCCAGTTCTCCTGTGTTATCCCCCGGTCCCTGATTGAGGGCCGCAGCGTCTGCGAGGCTTTCTGTGCCCGGGCTTCCAAGATTCGTTGCACTCGGATATCCGACGGGGTGTACATTTCCTCCGCTCTGGACCAGATTTCGTAGGGTGTCGGTACTTCCTTCGATGCGGACTGGTTTCTGTCCGCGCTGGACGTCGTTGCTCCAGTGGGAATATTCGTCAACTCGGGCATCTCCTTTCATTATTCCGTAGTTGTCTGTAATTTTGCCGTCGAGCGAGTTATCCATTAGGTACTTGAAGTCAATATAGCGTCCTGCGCTGAGATACCGCTGCAGGCCACGGCCGAGAGCCTTATATCCGTCGAGTTCCACGTAGTGTACACCAACAGTATAACCGAGTTTCTTGGCAGTGTCAATGGTATCCCACACTGAGTTGATGCTGTGGCCTACCACCGGGATAACCACATTATCGTTGTTCTGGAGTGCCTGGTCAACCATGTTTTCCCAGATGTACCGGCTCTCGGTGTGCAGATAGCCGCTGTTCAGCCCACCCTGGTACTCCGGTAGCATGGTCTTGACGTCGTCGCTGTCGAGGATGCGGGAGTGGAACTGCTGGCTCAGCGGGTTGACCAGCGCGGACGATTTGCCGGCTGCGGGCGGACCGATGACAACATCCAAGCGCTTGCCCTGTGCCACATCACCGTCGTACTGGTCGCCATTGGCACCCTCGCCGGAGTAGCTGCCGCGGGACATGAGCTCATCCTGGATGTCGAGCTGGAGCTGATATCGCTCCGGGCCCACAAGCTGCAGCATTTCCTCGGGGGTGTACTGCCCACCTTCGGCCTTGGTGCGCCACGGGACAGACTCGCCCTGCTTCATGTGCGCCATTGCCCACTGGACCTCCGGGGTGGCGCTGACCTCCTCGATAGTGACAGGCTGGTTGAGCTCCAGCTTGTCGGTGACTGCTCGCATTTGAGCGGATACAGGCTGGCCGGTGAGCTTAAAGGTTCCGGGCTTGGCGTACCGGATATCCATGTTCTTCCGCCCCAGCTTGCCGGTGTTATAAATACTCTTGAATGACTGAGGCTTGAACGTGATGATCACGGTACCCGGGACAGTGTCAGGACCGTTATTGACGATGTAGTCCCGGCTGTTGCGGATGATGATGGCGTCGTAGCCCTGATCACGAGCCCATTTCGCCCACTCTCTGGATTTCATGGTTGCTGTGTAGGGATTGCCATGCTTGTCCAGCAGCGTACCGTGGGTCGAGTAGTAGGGTGCACCTTGGGCATCAATAACAGCAGGGTTTTTCAGGGACAGATAGCCCGCGTACAGGCCATCGCGCCGGACCTTGCCATACTCCCGGTTAAACCGCTGGATCTCATCCTCCCGGTACCAGTCGCCGGCCTTATGCCCGCTGGCCGTCTCCGCTTGATACCCCCACTCCCCGGTCAGAGGATTCTGCGCCTTGCGCAGGGTAAAGCCCTCATCCTCCATGGCTTTAGCAGCCGTTTCCCAGTTCTGGATATCGTAGGTGTGGATAATGTGGGAGCTGCCATTGGCGTAGCTTTTGGTGATCTCGATGTCCGGCGAATAAAAATTCATATAATCGCCGTACTTGTCACTGTGCCCGCTGGTGGCCAGGTGCTGCATGTAGAGCTTGGAAGCCGTGCCGCGGTAGATGATCCTGGGTGTCCCATCCGGGTTGGTCAGGTCTCCTGTGGGGTCGTTGAACCAGTTGCTGAACGACTTGGTGTCGGTGCGCAGCTTGCGCAGCGGCTTAGGCTTGCCGTGGTACTGCGGGTCCTGCCAGTCCTCCAGATTCGTCTCTGGCGTGCTTTCCTGCGTCTGCTCAGGCTGCCCCTGGTGCATAATTGCATCAATGGACAGCCCCTGCCCCTGGGCGGCGGCCAGGTCAGGCCCGTACTGTGTCATCAGCTTGTTGATAGCCTGGTTCAGGTTTTCCTCCTGGCCGGGGTAATTATTCAGGAGAGCGCTGTGGTCCGGGTTGTTGTACAAATGGACCAAAGCGTCCCAGGACTGCTCAATCATTGAGCTATAGGCATACCCCGTGTTGGTCATCATATCCAGGTCGGCCGGATGCAAAACAGTCAGGTCATCAACATTTACAATATCTCCATTGGTCAGTGTAACTTTAGCCTCGGCTGCGGGATTATACACCGCCAGACCCGCGATTTGTACAATCTCACCTGTAGAATCCAACTGGGCCGGAATACTATGCTCAAACGGAACCGCCGGGGCCCCCATCAGCGTGTTGAACTCCAGCTGCGGGAGGCTGTTTGCAGCCGCAGAGGTGCCGCCCGGTAGCATTTGTTCCAGCTGGTCCCACAGCGGGCCTAAATCGTTGTAGAACCCCTCCTCGAAATTGAGCGCCGCGCTGGAGTAAATCTCGCCCTTGTCGGTTATGAAATACATGTCGCCGACCGAGTCCTGATAGGCAAAACCTGTCAGGTTGACAGAGTGCCCTCCGTCCATGGTCGTAGCGTGGGCCATGTGTCCGAAACCGAGCGCGGGTGGGTGCGCCTGCACCGCAGCGTCGTACTCAGCCTCGGCTTGCTCCATCTGCTGCGCCGCCTGGATTAGCTGCATCTCCTCGACGTCAGCCTGGGCGTTCTCCCGGACCTGCTTCATGGCGGAGTCAGTCTGCGTGTCCAGGGTGTTCTGGGCAGTCTGCCGGGCCTCCTGGGCGTTGGTCAGGCTCTGCGCATACTCCTGCTCGACCTTGTTCAGCCCGACCAGCTCACCCAGCGCCTGATGCACCAGGGCGGTGAGGTCTTCGTTGGTGGGGTCGGCAACAAGCTGATCCATCAGGGCATTCAGATTAGCCTTATGGTCCTCGAGCTGATTCTGAACATCGTCCAGCGCATGCTGGGCATTCTCCTCATTGACCTTAGCCTGGTTGACGGAATCCTGGTAGGAGGCGAGCCCCGCCAGTTCGCCGTCTGCAATGTGCGCGGCCACCCGGGTGGCGTGCTGATTGTTCAGGCGTACCTGCTGCATATGCTGCACCACAGCCGGGTTCTGGATGTCGGCCCCAGCAGCACCGATCAGGTTCTGCAGCCCTTCCGGGGTGACGCCGTTTTCAGCCATGGCATCCAGTGCATTCTTGGCTGCGCCTTCGCCCAGCACGGCTGTCATGATCGCGGTCTGCACCTGCTCATTGCTGACGCCATTATTGGCAGCGGTCAGAAGGAGCTGCTGTGTGAGCTCCACGGCCTGCTCGCTGCCGTAGCCCACTGCCAGCTTCTGCGCAGCCACAGAGGCTGTGCTGGTGCTGTCAATAGTCTGGTTGGGCGGAGACAGCACCGCAGCAATGGTAGCCGTCTGGCTGGCCTCGTCACCCTGCAGGGCCGCGGTCAGGGCTGTCACCTGCTGGGCGACAATCGTGTTGGCCTGTTCCTGCTGCTGCTCCAGCATAACATCCGGGCCGAAAACGTCAGGATCCGGCGAGAGATCCGGCACGTCCAGGTCCAGATCTTCTACAGTCTCGGGTGTAGTTTGCTCCGGCTGCACAGCTTCCGGGGCCGGATTTTCTACAGTCTCGGGTGTAGTTTGCTCCGGCTGCACAGCTTCCGGGGCCGGATTTTCTACAGCCTCGGGTGTAGTTTGCTCCAGCTGCGCAGCTTCCGGAGCTGTATTTTCTACAGCCTCGGATGTAGAATTGCCGCCTTGATTCACAGCATCCTGTTCAGGATTGGTGGCGTTGACGGGTTCCACAGCATTTTCGGGCTGAGAATTTACAGTCTCCGGTGTAGTTTCCTCGGATTCCGACGAAGGCGGAACCCCTTGATTATTCTGGTTCTCCGAGCCCTGCCCCGATTTTTTCCCATTCCCGGATGTAATTTTTGCCTTAATCTTCCCGGCCGCATAGCCGCCTCCGGTAGAGACGCCGGTGGAGACAAGTGCGGTCACGCCTGCGCGCAGCACATTGCCCATCACGTCCCGCCAGGAGCGAAGCTCGGCCTCCTCCGGGTCCAGGCCGTCCTTGATGTAGGTGTCCACCATCTTCTGCCGGGTGGAGAGCTCGCCCATAATGGCATCGTCGGACAGTGACTCCACCAGCTCAGTGATCATTTCGCCAGGCGCTTCCTCAGTGAAGGCATCCTTGGCCCACCTGGAGACGAGCTCGCGGATGGTCTTGGCACCGGCCTCATCAGATCCTGCCGCCAGATAGGCGTCTCGGATGTTGTTGGCGGTGATGGCCTCAGAGCCAGTCTCCGCCAGGAATGTCACCAGGCCCATCAGCATGGCCTGCCCGTCAGAGGCGCCCTCCGCCTTGGCCTCGCGCACAGATTCTCCCGCGGCCTGCAGGCCCATCGGAGCCGCGCTCAGGAGGCCCTCTGTCACTCTCAGGCCAATCCGGGTCAGCGCGTGCTTTGCCATTTCAGAGCCCAGAGAAACGCCGCCAAAGATAGCGGAGTTGAGCATGCTGTCCGCGGCACTGGTGGTTGCATCGTAGAACAGATTAACGGCCTGCCCGACAAAGCTGTTCTCACCGAACGTCTTGTCGATGTCCTGCTTAACCGTGCTGCGTACAGTACCGGAGAATGCCCCCGGTGTAAATGCAGCATTGTAGGGGTTGACCTCATCACCAGTGATCAGGTTCTTCAGCGTGTACACGGTCCCCGCCAGCTTCAGCGGGCCCGCTGCGATGGAGGCGAGGGTAGCCAGAACAGGCGTCTCTTCAGCCGCGTTCGCAGCCACGCCCTCCACCACCTGGGCCAGCCGGGTGTGCAGGATACCATAGGACTCGTCGGTCAGCGCGTTGTAGTATTTCTGGGCCGCGTCAGGCCCCTGGGTGGCGCGCAGATACAGATAGGTGTTCCGCTCGTCGTCGGTCATCGCACCGGTCAGAGCGTCACCGTTCATCAGTGCGCTCGCCTGATCGGCCATGACCCGGTCGGTCTGCGAATACCCACCCGCGGTCAGCCACGGGGTTTCGATGTGGAAGCCCGGCATGGCCCCCCAGGCGCTGTTGATTTTTTCAGCCTCGGCTGCTGCAACTTCCTCAAAGTCCGGATTTTTCCGCAGGAGGAAGTAGTCCGCGTCCTGGATCTCCCGCTGCAGCCGGGCCTGCTCCCTCTCGATGTTTCCGCGCAGCTCGTCGGGGATCGTCACGCCAGCCTTGTCCAGCCTGTCCATAAAGGCATTGATCGTCTCCAGCGCGTCCGCGTTTGCGGTCCGGCCCTGCAGCGCGGCATTGGCTACCTCCGTATAGCTGGAGCCATCCGACAGGGCCTGGTCATACAGGCTGTAAGCGGTCCACGAGGTGGGCTGGTAGACAGAGCCGAGCTGGTAGGCCGCGTCCAGGTCCGCCAGAATGGGATCTCGGCCCTCCGCACCCAGCATGTCGCGCACATTGGAGGCTGTCGAATACTTGCTCAGGATGCTGCGCATCGTCCTCTGCGCCTGGGCATACTCGTCCCCCAGCTCCTGCATGGTGCTCTCGGCCTGGGAAATCTGCTCGCGCAGGGTGCTGATGCGCGCCTCGGTGGCCTCGTCAAAGACCGCAGTAGGAGCCTCGGCCTCCCCCATGATATACGCCTGCTGGAGGGCCAGCGCGGCCAGCGCATCCTCCTGCTCCTCGGCCTCGGTCAGCGGGGCTCCGAGCTGAGCCAGCTCCGCCTCGGCAGCGGCTTTGGCCTGCTGCGCCTGATCATACTGGCCGATGATGACTTTGGCGTCGAGATAGCCGTCACTGGCGGCCTGATCTGCCGCTTGCTGGACAAAATCATATTTCTGCTGCCGGCGCGCCTCCCACCGGTCGTGCTCCGACTGATACGTGCTGAGGGCAGCCTGATCCGCGGGAGCAGGCATAGGTGCCACTGGCGTCTCAGTGGCCGCTGAGGGCGGCGTAACAGTCAGGGTGACCTGCGGTAGCTCCGGCGTCAGAGAGGGGCTCTCAGCTTCCTCTACGCCAGGCGCAGGGGTGGGCGCAGGCTCGGGCATGGGCGTAGGTGTAGGCGCCGGCGCGGGGGTCGTCGCCACAGGCGGCGCAGGCGTAGCATTCGGCGGCGGCAGGGGCTCAGGCGTCTCCCCCGCGTAGATGGCCTGCGCAATGGCGGTAGCGTCCTCCTCGAACGTAGAGCTGTACGCCGCCTCAAATACGTCCTTTTCCTCTTGCGTTCCAGCATCGCGGATAACGGCACCGCCCGCGTTGATCAGGTTGTCCGACGCACTCGTCGAGGCTTCTACACTCTCCGGTGTAGTTTTCGGCGCACCCAGCAGCGCCGTAGTGTTCGCCACGTACTCCTGGCCATGAGGCTTGCTGTTCGCCGTCAGGCAGCGCATCCGCACCTCATTCTCGATGTCTTCCCAGCGGTAGCGGATGGCGCGGGTGGTGGGCAGCAGGTCGCCGGTCTTCCGGCTTTCGTCCATCTTCTTCAGCGTGGGGCAGTCATCCAGCAGCCCAGACAGAACTACATCGGGGTCTGTAGAATACCGCAGCCAATCGTTGACGGTCGCCTTCAGGGCTTTAAGCTCCTCTTCTGCCTTCTGCGTGGTCTCCTCCGCGCGCACCACATTGGCGTACATCCGCTTGGCGGTGGCATCGTTGCTGCTCAGGATATCCCGATGCTGATCAATCCATTCCTGGTTGAATGACTGCACGCCGAAATAGAGCCCCTCGTCGTCCATGGTGCTACCCACAGAGTAGGGGCTGTACTGCGGGCTGGTAGGGTCCAGTCGCTGCGAGGTGAGCCTGTTCTCTTTCCACTGGGTTCCGTTGCCCAGCACAGCATTGATGCTGTCCATGGTCTGGTCGCCGGTGGATCCGTTTCGGGCCGCCCAGATAACACCCTTCAGGGCATCCTGGCTGTAGCCAACAGCGCGATTGAGCACAGTCGGGGTCCCCTTCTTGGCGTCCTCATCCATGCCCGTCAAGGTGCCGTACTGGCTCCAGTCCACCTTTCCCAGGATTTCGTCGTCGGAGTAGTTGCGGTCGGTCCGGGTGGCCCAGTAGGTCAGCTCCTCCTGCAGGGCCGCCCACTCGGTCTCCGCCCGCTTGGTTGTATCCTCTGCGCTCAGCGCCTTATAGTACCAATAGGCTGCATTCTGCGCTGCGCTGCTCTTCTTCGTAGGCGCAAGCGGGGAGTTCCCGTTTTCCATCCGGTAGTGGTCCTTCAGCCAGGCATTTTGGGCGAACCAGTCGTCATTGATCCCGCCAGACACGTCCAGACCCAGAGCACTCAACTCAGCAATAGCCTTGTTGGTGCCCTGGGTGTACGGATTATAGAGGGGTGACGAGGGATCCGCCTGGAACTGCTGATAGGCGTCCCACAGCATCCGGCCCTTGTCTTTGTCGCCCTGGCCAACAGTGAAAATCTGCGCCATGATCTCGCTGCGCGTGGGCTGTTCACCGGAGAACCAGGTCTGCTTGGGCTCCGCGCTGAACATCAGCCGCTGGCGGGCGGAGGAGGGCTGCGTCTGTGCCGGCTGCACAGTAGGTGCGACCGGCACAGACGGCATCGAGGTCAACTTAGGCGGGCTCGCCGGCGCAGTGCCAATGGTGCTGCCGACCGGAGAGGTTGACGTCGCGGCAGGCGCAGCAGCCACAGCGGCCGCTCCAGTCGTTACTGTGCTTGAGCTCGCGCTGTTATTTTGCCGCTTGCGGCGCTCCTCATCCTCATCCCTGATCCGGCTGGCAAGGGAATCAAAAAAACCGGCCATGTGGGTCCTCCTTTATTTCGTGTTCTTGCGGGATTTCATCAGTGAGGTCATGTTGGAAAGTGGCGTAATGCTGGGGGCCCCACCGGCGGTAAACGTGATTCCAGTGTTACCGTTGTTCCCGTTGTTCCCGTTGAGAAGGGCCAGAAACTCCTCAAAAGTCATGGTATTGCCACCATTACCGTTGCCATCACCATTGCCGTTACCATTGCCGTTACCATTGCCGTTGCCATTGCCATTATGGCCGCCGCCCGAGCTGCCGGGATGGGTCGCGTCGAACTGAGCCTGCCAGTTCTGCTGCGCCAGGTCAGCCTGCTCCTGCTGGAACTGGAACTGCTGCAGCCAGTTCTGCTGAGCCAGGGCGTCCTGGCCCTGCTGGTACTGGAACTGCTGCAGCCAGTTCTGCTGCGACTGGGCGTCCTGCTGCTGCTGGTACTGGAACTGCTGCTGCCAGTTCTGCTGGGCCAGAGCGTCCTGACCCTGCTGGTACTGGAACTGCTGCTGCCAGTTTTGCTGCGTCTGGGCATCAGCGAGCTGCTGATACAGGAACTGCTGCTGCCACTGGTTCGCGCTCAAGGCGTCCTGCTGCTGCTGGTGCTGGAACTGCTGCAGCCAGTTCTGCTGAGCCAGGGCGTCCTGGCTCTGCTGGTACTGGAACTGCTGTTGCCACTGCTGGTCCGCCGCAGCGTCCCGATTCTGCTGGTACTGGAACTGCTGCAGCCACTGCTGGTCCGCAACCGCATCACGGCCCTGCTGGTATTGGAGCTGCTCGGCGCCTTGCGTGAACTGATAGAGCTGCCCGAGCAGGGCATTGGTGCGGTCGTCGCTGGCTACACTGCGGTCATACTCCCGCTCCTCCAGCTCACGCACCCGCTGCATGATATCCGCCGCCTGACTGGCGTCATACTGGCTGAGCTGCTGGGCGAGCTGCTGGGCGAGCTGGACGCGCTGGGCTTCGATGTTGCCCTCCGCCTCCGCCTGCTGCTCCCAGATCGCCTGCTGGGCTTCGGCACCCTGCTGGTTGATGTTGGCCATGGTCTGCAGGTTGTAGGTAGAGCGCCCCATGCCGCGCTGCTGGGCGGCACGGTCAGCCTGAGAGGCCACCTGCCGGTACTGCTTGGCGCTGGCCTCCCGCTGCTTGTCGTAGGTCTCCTGCAGACCCGCGCGCTGCTGCTGGAGGGCCAGATCGCTGCGCTCAAGCTGCTGCTGGGCTGCCAGCCGGAGCTGGTCATAATAGCTTTGATATTCGCCGGAGGCCAGGTTCTGCAGCTCCGCAGCGCTCTTCGCCTTGTAGCCACCCTGCGCCGCTCTCGCCTGGAGCTGCTGCAGGAGGGCGCTGGACTGAGATGTAGAGGCCTTCGGGGCTGTCGGCAACTGTACCCCGGGGATCGCCCTCTGGCTGCTGGTCCCGCTCGCCGTATTCGGGCTGGAGAGCTGCACCCCGGAAATAGCCCTCTGACTGCCGCTCCCGGTCGCCGTGTTCTGCACCTGCGGGTACTGCTGCTGCACCTGCTGGAGCTGCTGCTGCAGCACCGCAATCTGAGGATTTACAGGCAGCGGTGTAGATCCTTGCCCAGTGACCGTTACCGGCGGGCGCATCTGAGTCGTCAGAGTGGTGGGATTTACACTCGTCGGTGTAGCAGTTTGCTGCGGGTTGCTCGGAGGCGCGCCGCTCGTATCCGGCTGCTGATATGCTATCTCATTGGGTTTTTTCTTTGCTTTGGTGGCAGTGGCCATAGGTTATCGTCCCCCTCAATGTAATAAAGAAGGGGAGACAGCCCTGCCATCTCCCCCGGTCTGTGTTAGCCGACGCCCTCCTCCTCGGGAGGGTGCTCTTCCTGTTCCAGCAGATAGGTCGGTGTGCTTGCGTTGGCCGCGTCGATCAGGCCTTCACCAATGATATAGGCTATCACGCTGGCAGCGCTCATGATCAGCGCGCCGATGCGCTCGGTTTTCTCCGGGGTCTCACCCAGATAGATCAGCAACCCGGTGACAAAACCAACGATAGCGGCCCAAAACTTTCTCGAAGTCAATTTGGTTCTCCAGTCAATCATCGTGCCCGCGCTCCTTTCAGATCTCTGATGTCGTGCTCAGCCTCATCCATCCTGCCCTCGAGCTTGTACATGCGCTCGATCATGCCATTGTGTTTGTTCTGCTTTGCCTCCAACTCCTGGAGGCGGTAGGCAATCAGTTTGGCATTGGTCTCCGATGCCTCTCTGGCTCCTCTTCGGTTGCCAGCATAGCTGATGCAAGCCACGATCACCGTCCCGGAGAATCCGATCAAGGCGGTGATAATAACATCGCTCATTGGTCTACCTCCTCCAGAAACGGTTTCATCATGTAGCCGGTTGATTCATAGCGAATTGGTTGCCAGTCTCCCTCGGCTTCCCCATCGCTTTCAACGATGGTACCTATGGGCAGTGTCTCTCGTATCTTACCGCCCGGCGCTTCTCGCACGCGGACCGTTTTTCCAGTCGGTGCTGTAACTTTATACCGCATACCCTCACCCCCTTCGGGTTTCCCGTTGTAGCCCACATCCCGCAGATAGCCCCAGTGCGTCCAGCTTTTGCTCCACCTGTCCTCGCGCACCTTCATCCCGTTGGTGCTGGCGTGGATGATGTGGGGCGGGTTTGTGCTGACCACCAATCCGATGTGGTAGAAGTCCCCCATGCCGTCCGGGTACTTCGCCGTGTCCGCTGTCCGGTGCTTGAACACCGCCATGCCTGGGCGGAGCTGGTCGGCGCTGTGAATCTCGCCGCGGTCGGACAGGTAGCGCCGCCAGATGGTATTGCTCCCGTGGTAGATACTCGCCCCCTGTGCACGATACGCCCGCACAAACATCCCGCTGCAGTCGATCCCGTCCCGGTCGTTGCTGCCAGGAGAGACATACGGCCAGCCCAGAGCTTCCCGGAATGAGGCGATCAGACGGTTAAGGTCAAGCAATGGCATCACCCCGCATTCTGGTCGGGCTGCTCTTCTTTCGGTTCCTTCGGCTCCTCATACTGATACGGCAATCGGCTGACCTCTCTGGCGAATACAGGCGTGTACTCGTCCAGCGTCATGCCGCCGCCTTTCTGTCCGATGATCTGCTGCAGAGCCCGCTGTGAGGCAGTAGCGGTCAGCGCCTGAAATACCGCTGTCTCATAGACCGAAAGAATGAAAGATTCGCAGGCTTTTTTATCGGCCGATTCGTAGACAGGCTGGCCATCCTCAACGGTTTTCAGCAGCTCGCCTGCAAAGGCGTGCTTGATACGCTCCTTCCCGGATTGCAGGATAACGTTCAGAGATATGTTTTCCATGTTGCGCCTCCTTAAGCTGTGAACAAATCCCTATTGCAATATAATACTGAATACTCGATATTAAAAGTGATAGACGCATTTGTAACATTGCGATAGGACACGCTTAAAAGGCTACCATTGAGAACAAACGATCTTATTACGACACCTTCCTTTGTTAAATTCAGTTTAAATAAACTAACTGGGAAAGCGTTGTTCAGTGTAGTCGGAGCTGTTAGAGTAAAGGCTTTCGTGCCTCCAGAGTTTGCTGATACTGTAATATTACTTACCTGCTGATTAAGTAACATCGCAAAAAGTAGTTTCCCGCTTTTATCGCGATATTTGTTGGAATATACACTTTCTCCGGCATATATACCACCTTCCACTTCAAACCACGCGGGGGTTGCATTATCTCCACCAATGATCTTTAGCCCAGCAGGGGCCCGGTAACTGTCATAATCGGTATAAATTATATGTACGGGTTGCGACCCGTTTTCAGAAAACGTAATTTTCGGATTTGTGGAGCTTGCGGTCATCGTTGCGGATGCGCCGCCCCGAAGGTCAAGGTATTGGCTGTAAAAAGTGCCGGAAGTTCCAAACGAGTACTTTTTCGCGCCCGCCATCCCGCCATTTACATTGGTATAAACGAATACCTCTCCATCTGCTCCAATATATGTGTCCTCTGAACCGGCATTTTTCCCGCTCGCTATAGTATCGGACGATTCGCCCGCTCCGATAACAACTATTCCGCCACCGCCCATGATAAGACCATGCCCCCATTGATCTGAACTACCGGCAAACTTTATCATTGGGTAAGAACCTTGTGCGTTCTTGAAGTAAATCGCATTAGCTACATTATCAAATGCGAGAGAGCCTGTCATCGTTTTATTGCCCGCAATTGTCTGCGTGCCCGTGCTGACAACGCCGCTTTGGCTTGCACTTGCTTCCCGCACATTCTTTCGGGTGGCGGTGATCTCACCGTTCGCATTCTGGCTGATCGTATCAATGAACGCGATATCAGAACCGCTCGTGCTCGGTGACGTTTTTGCGCTCTGCACGTTCTTCTTCTCGGCCAGCAGCGCCTGCAGACTTGCCATGAATCCGCGGATCGCCGCAACGATCTGCGCGCCTTTATTGTCCGTCAGCAGCCGCCTTGGGTGCTGATGCTCCTGCGCCGCCGTGCCCTCAATCGCATTGACGATATCCTGCCCGGTGTCATCCGTCATCAACCGGTGTTCTGCTTTAGCCATTTCACAACCCCCCTTATTAGCGGGCAAATGCACAAACGACACACAAATATTGCGTGGCCTGAACCGTCAATACGCGAGAGCTCGGTGTGTAGGTGGCTGCACCATATTTATCGGAAGCGTTGACCGCACGTGGATACACCGCCCACTTTGACGGGAGCTGATCAAGGTCGATAGTGGCCGACCTTGTGAATGCGTTTACCGAAAGCGGTAGCCGACACTCAATAACATCGGAAGCGGCCCCGGCGCCGGGAGTGTATCCTATAAGCATAAGCTCGGAATACTTTTGAGCCACGGTGACAGAAATCGCTCCGGGTGCGCTATCATTGACACCCCACTCAGAAGCTGCGATCAAATCCCAAGCACCGTGTATCATGTCATTGATGGCCTTCCCCTGTTTAGCGCTAAGAGGCTTGTCTGTGGCGGTGCTCGTCAGGTTGTCCACGATGTCCGCTTTTTTCACAAGGGTTTCCATCCTCGTGTCGATCTCGGTGAGCGCGCTGGTCTCTGCGGTCTCCACCGCATCCACTGATTCGTCTTTCGCATCCTGGATAGACTGCAGCGCATTGGCCAGCCACTCCTCAAAGCCCTCGGGTGCCACCGAGCCTTCGCTGCCGGTGACAGAGTTCTCCACCACCGTGGGGATGATGCGGCTCTTCTTGATCATGCCCGTTTCCGGGTCCAGCGCACGGACCTCGGTGAAACCCACACCGACGATTGCAGTATCCAGCGCAGTGGGCACCCAAGTCAGGATGCCGTTCTCCATGGTCGTGTTGACCGGATAGGCGGCGCTTTCATTGTACCGTTTGAACAGGATATAGTACGACGCCCGGGGGTACTGCGCCACCCAGGAGCTCATGTCGATCTGGATTCGGTTGGCGATATTCTCGCCCTGCACACCGATCTGCAGGAAGTAGATATTGTCAATACTCTTGATCTGTTCAGCCATTTGTACTGTCCCCCTTAATTCGCTGGCACACATAGCCATCGTCGTCTACGTACAGCCCGATATCGTCGATCAGCCTGCCCTGCCGATACAGCCGGCTGAATAGAATGTCAAACAGATTGCGCAGCCCCAGGGCGAAGCGCTTGTTTGACTCGTCCCATTTCTCCGGCATAGGCGGGAATGGGTACTGCGAGTGTGTAGTGGCCATAGCTGCCTCCTCAGTCCGCGTCCAGCTCCACATAGAGCTGGAGTCCGCCGGAGATATGGTAGGGCACTGCGGAGTACGACTGTATCTCCACCTTGAAGTATCGGCCCCGATTGCTCAGCATCACCCGTTTGGGCTTGCCCGGGGTCAGGTTTACGATCTTCTGCTTCAGCCGTTTTTCCGTGCGGATCCCCAGGTACAGGGGCACTGGCGCCGGAGCTTCAATCACCAGGTACAGATGGAAGTCGCTTTTGACGACATTCTTTGCCCCCAGGTCCTGCCAACCGCTGCGCCAGACGCAGGGCAGTGGATCCCCCATATCGTCCCGCAGCTCAAACACCCGGCCGATACTGGTGCCGGAGGTGTAAAAGAGCCGGTTGTTCACCTGCAAGAAGGAATCTACACTGATCCGTGTACGAAGCGCATAGGTACGCTCCCGTGTGTTGTACTCCAGGATGGCATTGCAGTAGCTGCTGCCGTTGATCGGCAGCGCCAGGCAGTAGGTCTCACCGTGCATGGCCCCGACGGCCTTCCCAATGACATCCCAGTTGACCTGCTCCTGCATCAACAGCTTCAGGTCGTCCACGTTAAAGGGCGCCACACTGTTTCCGTCGTAGCGCATGATGCTTTCCCAGCCCAGCATGTAGGCGTAGTCGCCATAAACAGAAACTGTGTTTTCCTCGATGGTGCCGCCGCCGTACTGCTGCTGGATGACGAAGGTCCCAGGATCTGTACCGTAAATTCGCCAGATTGCGTTTCTTTTGATGGCCAGCAGGTTGGACCCGAGCTGCCGCAGCGCGACAAAGCTGTCCCCGTCCCAGGAGGGCTGCTGGATCTCTCCTGCCCCGTCCTCCGGGATCTCCAGGTTGACATCCCAGTCGAACGGGTCATAGGCCGCAGAATACATCAGGGTGTCCGGTGCATCCGCGATGCCCGCGCCCCAGATGCGCTCGTTGAATCGCGCCAGCACGCCGAAGCGGGCAGGAGTGACCACAGGCTCCACATGCAGGTCATTGCCGTAGAGGCAGTACATGCCATCCACCGCGTTCGTGAACAGCAGCACATCAATCGGGGCGTCGCTGCCCTCCGGGTTCACCTCGTAGGTCACCCAGTCGCAGTCGCTTTCTGTCAGGCCCTCACCGCTCAGCGGGTAGCGCAGCACCCAATCGTCCTCTCCGTCCATTGTCTTGGTGTACAGGCTGCCATCACAGATGGCCACCAGCAGGCTCTCCTCGCCCGCCGGTGCGTTGTACCGCCGATGCAGGCAGGCCAGCGTCCCGATAGGGCTCTCCAGCTCCTGCTGGAGCTGCCGGCCTGCCCGCATGGGGGAAAAGGCGCCGCCGGTCACGTTGACGTTCTCCATCTCTCGCGCATAGGCCAGCGCCTGAGTGTAGCCGTCGCCGGCCTGGGATAACCCCCGGAATGCGGAGATGCCCGTCACTGTCTCATAACCGCTCATGCGCCGCCTCCTTACTCAGGGATGTTGAAGAAATTCCGGACCTTTCCGTCTTTTCCACCGCTCAGTGTAATTTTGCTCAGCCCCTCCCGGAAAGAGGAGAGGTACTGCATTCCTCGATTTTGCTTCAGGACATTGCCGTTCCGGTAGATCATCCAGGTGGCCCAGTCAGCCAGATAGGGATGGGTCCAGCCAGGTGTTGCCGGCTCGTCCGTGTCCTCGGTCAGCAGAGGCCATTCCTCGCTGTCTGCGGTGGGGTGTTCCTCCGCCCAGGCGTACACGATCTGGTCATAGCCACTGGCGATATAGGAATCCAGATAGGGCAGGAAGTCCCCCAGATCATCCGCGTCATTGTTGGTCTGGAACATTACCAGGTCTTTGATCTCACCCACCGTCATGGTCTCACCTCATTACAGATTGGGATACCGTCCGCTCTCTTTGAGCTGCATGAACACCGGCACCGTCACGTCCACCCACTCGCCCTTTTTGATCAGCACAGGGTTTTCGCCGTTGATGGTGACATGCTCGTAGGGATCCAATTTCAGCCCGCTGTCCGTCTCCGGGGGGAGCGGCAGCATGATCCGCACCCGGGGCTCCGTGCCCTCGTGCTTCTCGATCAGGGTACCTACCGTCAGGCTCGCGTTGTCAATGGTCGTAGTGGTTTTTTTAGCAGCCATTCAGGCTCCTCCTCTCTAAAGCAAGCTGGCCCGGCAAATCGCCGGGCCAGCTCTTTGGGTTACGCGGTCGCGCCGCTCTCGATACGGACGATGAAGTCGTCCTGCAGGATGACCGTGCAGAAGCCCTTCACCTTCCAGGCGATAGTACCGCGCTGGTTCTCGGGGTCCTCCGCACCGGAAGAGCCCGGGGGATGGATGATGATTTCCACGTTCCGGCCGTTGCCGCCCAGCTCAACAGAGCCGTAGCTGTCCTGCGCATAAACCAGTGTGGAGTACACAGGCGCGCCACTGGCACCGCCGCCATAGGGCACGATCTTCAGGGTGTTGGTCGTGGTCCAGTTGCTGGTGATGCTCGAGTCGGGGACCCAGCGGAACTTGATCTTCTTGTTGTTGTAGTCCACGCTCTCGATGCACATGGGCGTCACGTAGTTGGTGCTGGACGACGTGTACTGCACGTTCACCATCAGGCCGGTCAGCTTGCGGGCAAGATCCGGGGAGATGGCGGCCGCAGTGGTCAGCACACGGTTCGTAGCGTCGAAATTGGCGCTGGCCGTGATGTCCGTCAGCGTGTCCACGATGTACGTCTGGGCCTTGAATACCATCGCGTTGGTGCTCTCAAAGAGCTTCACCTTGTAGATGGTGCCCAGTTCGTACTTCTCCACCTTCTGCTTATCCTGATACTTCGCCACATCGACCCACATCACGTCGGACGTGAGGTCGAAGTAGACGTCAGGATGCACCACACCGTGGAAGTAGCCATCCGCGAAAGGCTTGGCATTGGCACGGCGCAGGGTGCGCACCGCCTTCTTGATGTCGCTGTAGGTCAGCTTATCGGTAGGCGCGATGGTGCCGCGGGCGGTGTTGCTGCCAGTGTACTGCACGTTCAGGCCGGCGTTCAGCGCATTCCGGCTGATGGTATCCAGGCTCAGAGAAGCCTGATCAGCCAGCAGCTCCGCGGCCTCGCGGTGCTTGTTGCCCAGCAGGTAGAAGTTGAACTCGTCGGTCACCTCGATGTGGCCACCGTAGGGCTTCACCATCGCGGTGAAAGCCGTTTCGACCATCTTCTGGCCCGCAGGGCTCACGCCTTCGACCAGAGGGGTGGTGATGGCGGGCAGCGCGGTGATGCGGCGGAACTGCACCGTCTTGCCGTTATTCAGCGGCAGGGTGCGCTTCTGCGCGTCCCGGTTGTGCACCATCTCGGGCTTCATGTTGGGGAGCACAGCGCGCTCGAAATACTGGATTACACTCGGCGCTACTCCCGGGCTATACGTATAGTTCAGGTTGTCAAAAACTGCCATTGTGTTTCACTCCTCATCTGGCGTCGTAGATTTTCCCGGCCGCCAGGTTCTCCTGCAGTTTCTGGAACTGTGCTTCTGACATGTTGGCGATCGCCGTAGCCCCGGCGCTCGCGCCATTGGCGCTGCGCACCGTGCTGGGCATGCGCCCCTCCCGGAGCGCGTCCGCAACGTCGTAAAAATCCCAGTTACCGCTGAGCACCTGCTGCCGGATGCTCTCATCCTGGTTGAATGCCTGCATGACATCCAACCCCTGACGGGCCTTGATCTTATCCGCCTGCTGAGACAGCATCTGTGCTCTCGCCGCAATCACGGGGTCATTGGCCGGTTGCTGCTGCGGCGCCGGCGCTGTGAAGCGCCCCTGCGCGTCCCTCGGCTGGGTTGCCGGCTGCTGGGGCTCAGGCTGCACGGGTTGGGTCATAACGCCACCCTTCAGCCGGACATACTCCAGCGCCCGATCCCGCGTCTTGAACTCGCCGGAGGCTACCAGCGCATCCGCCTGCCGCTCCCACACACTCTCGCGGATGGGGGCCAGCGTGGCCTCGAACTGTGCCTGCATGCGCGCCTCTGTCTCGCGGACCGCTTTGGATACCGCCTTGTCCACCCGCTGCCTGATCCACCCCGGCTCCTTAGCCGGTGGCTGGTCGTTCGCGTTCTGGGCAGGCTGCGCTTCCAGCGCTTCCGCCAGGGGTTCGATCTGGTCCGTCTGTTCCTGCACCGGATTCAATGCCGCGTCGTCCAGCACTTCCGTCTGCACCTGGGTTTCGACCGTGTTTTCCATGGGATACGCTCCTTTCATCCAGCCGCGGAAACGCGGCCTGGGTGGTTATGAAAAAGGCCGATTAACCGGCCTCTTCCGGCATGTTCTCGATGTCCATCCGTGCCTGGCTGGCCATTGCGCCTCGTGTGAAGGGCCCGCCGCCCGCCTGCGCAGCTTTGGTGCCCTGCGCCTGCGGTGTGAAGCCGCGGCCCGCGCCTGTCAGCGCGCTGGTCATCCGGGTGGCTGTCATCTTCAGGCTGTCCCGCTCCTTCGTGGTCTGGTCGAGCTGCTGCTGCATTTGCTGCATTTGCTGCTGCATCTGCTGCATCTGCTGCATATAGCTCTCGTTGGCCCGCAGCACCGGCAGGATCCTGTCCTTGCCTTCTACGTTCATGATCGTAAAAAGCGCGGACAGAGGGAAGAACTGCTGCGCCTGCGCGGCCATGGTATAGGCCTGCAGGTACATCTGGTTCTGGCTCTCGATCCGCACCGGATCCCTGCTGGTGATCTCCACCTGCACCGTGTACGGCGGCGGTGTGATCTCTTTGCCCTTCTTTCCGAAGAAGCGGTCCGCGGCCATCGTCACCTGGCGCATGTCGCCAGTTTTTCCGGTGACCATTGTAATTCTGTCCTTGTCATAGAACTGGCTCATCAGCCACAGCACCTGCAGCACCATCTGCTTGTACCCGGTGTTCAGGGTGCCCGTGTGGAGCTGCTGGATCTTTCCACCCGCGCTCTGCAGGGCTGTGATGGCCTTGCCGCTTACAATGCCGCCTGTAGTTTCGCCACGGGTGAACTGGTTGGCGCCCGCATCCTGCTTCAGGTCGCTCTGGAACTGCAGGAGCTGGTTGGAGATCATGCCGTTAAACGGCGCATGCTGCATCCAGTTCCAGTCCTCGCCCTGCACCACGCTGTCGCCCTCGATGATGTCCTGGCTCCAGTCCGCCAATGCCTTCCGGTCGATGTTGGCGTTTCGCCGTGTCAGCAGCCGGCCCTTGGAGCTCATCCGCAGGTTGGTGTCGATATACCGAGCATAGCGGTTAATGTACCGCATCATCGGCGCCAGCTCATCCACCAGCCCCTCGCCCACCAACGAGCCCTCAATCGTGGAGTGCACGTCCACCACAAACGGATACATTCCGTGATTGTAGATGTCCTTTTTGTGATACAGCAGCGCTCCGCCCGCGCAGTAGGCCACGTTGATGGTGTACCGGTGCTTCTTCGCGTCGTAGGCGCGGTACCAGTATTCCAACAGCATGGCCCTGGGCTCGTCTCCGCTGTTCAGCGCCATCTGCTCCGGGCTCAGTCCCATGTCCTGATACTGCCCGTTCTCAGCGTTGATGTACTCCGCCTCGTCCGGGTAGTGCTCCACGTACCAGCTCAGCGGATGCCAGCTCAGCTTGAACAGCGCCCGAGCGTCCTGCAGATTGTCTGCCTGCTTGTCCCACAGAAAGGCCTCAATCGGCCACCGGATCAGGGCAATGTCGCCCTTGCCGAAGCTCATGTCCGGGTCCCACACCACCTGGGTGATCGCGGTCCCTGTGATGTACAGGTCCTCTGAGCGCCGCCGATGGAGCTGCTCGAACTGGTTCACTTCGTAGATCGTGTGGTGCACCAGGTCCTGCAGATCCTCCACAGCCTCCTGCTGCGCCGGTGTCTCCGGCAGCAGCTTGGCCTCCGGCAGGTTTAGCATCTGGTCCGCCACACAGTTGTTGATGGTGCTCTTGAGCGTCTGGAGCTGCAACGTCGGCTTTGCCTCCGGATCCTCCTCCCACATGGCGGGGGAGTCCTGCAGAGGATCCCGCAGCCGCGCAATCTCGCGCGCCGTCCGGGCCGCGTCGTGCCGGTCCCGGCACTCCTGCTCCCAGGTGTCCAGCCGGCTGTAGATCTCCTCCACCAGCCGCTTCTGGCCGTCCGTCAGCGGCTGCTCACCAGCCGCAGCCATCGTGATTGGCAGCATTTTCTCACCTCTCGTATGGGCTGTACTCCACCGGACGCTTCGGCGCCTTTGCCTTCTCACCCAGCGGCCGGTCCATCAGAAAATATCGTGTCTCGTCGTAGGCATGGTCCTCAGAGTCCGTGTCAACCTCCTCCGCCTTGGTCTGTGAGTAAGGGAGGTTCGGCACCGTCCGGATCCAGTCATAGCAGGTGCTGAAGATGTACATCCCCGGCCGCCCGCTCTCGTCGAACCGCAGGCGCTCATGCACCTGCATTTTGCCCGCCAGCCGGGTGTTGTCGCCCCTGCGGAAGTACACACCCGGGTGGCTCTGGTTCGGCCGCATCTGGTCCGCCACACTGTCACCCCTGGACCTGTCGAAGATCGCCGGGTCCGCGATTCGGTCGATGCTCAGGTTGTTCTCCCGCTCGTCCTCCTCCCGGGCCGTGATCCCCTCCGCAATCTGTACAGGCGTGTACTCCAGGCCCTTGTTGGCCTGCCGCGGCACACACCCGTACCACTCTTTGTACCTGTATACCCGGCCTTCCGGATCCACTGCCCACCACCCGACCGAGAACGGCCTCGAGTAGCCATGGTCAAAGCTCATGTACCGCGGCCAGCTCAGCGGAATGTCGAAGGGCTCTATCACATGCGTCCACTTCCGGTCTCTGTAGTGCTTCTCGTCATTCACGAACTCCACGAACACCTGGCCCTCGAAGCTGTCCCAGTCGCCGTGCAGCAGTGCGTTGCGCAGCGCCTCGGGCTTCTGTTCCAGCTCGAAGATGTAGTCGTCCGTGATGAACGGGTTCTCAGTCGCCAGCGCCGGTATGTACTGCGTGCGGATCACGCGCGTCTTGTGCAGAGTCTCCGAGTAAATCTGCTGCTCCTGTATGCTCATATACGGCCCTGCATCCACAAACATTTTTTTGACCCACCCGTGCCCGATATTGCCCGGGTTGCTCGCTGATCGCACTATCGGCACCACACCGAGCGACTTCTTGGCACGCAGACGGGTCTTCAGGAAGTCGTAGACCGACTGCTCAAAGCTCGTCAGCTCGTCAAAGTAAAGAAACTGGATCTCAATACCGGAGTAGTTGAACCGGTCGGCCTCGTGCTCGCAGTGGCGGAACAGGATCTTTGAGCCGTTCACCAGCTTGAACTCGTGCCGCCCGGCGTTATACTTCGCCAGCTCCTGCGGATAGCTTGCCAGTGCCTCCTTGATGTCCGTGTCCTCCAGCTCCTGATAGGTGCGCCGGAAGACTACGGCCGTTGTGTTGGGCCAGGTCAGCCCGCGGAAGAGCGCGTCCATGATCAGCGCCTTTGTCTTCCCCCCGCCTGCCGCGCCGCCGTACAGCACCTCATTCGCTGTTGTAGCGTGGAAGGCGTTTTGCTTTGGCGTCGGTGTGTACGCAATTGTTATCATTTCATAGCATACTTTCTGAAAAAGTCCGGTACGGATACCGTGCTGGAGTGCTTAGGTATGTAGTATACGGGGCGCGCGGGCGCGGGGGCCCCAGCACGATTCGGCCCCCCGGCTTTGCCACCGACACCCCCCGCCCCCAGGCACCCGGGTGCCCTTGCGCGCCTGGCGCTGCGTGTCGCGCGCCGGGCGACGTGTGCTGTGCGCCGTTCGCCTGGCCGGGCCGGCCGCCCCACATTATTGCTGTGGCTTTTCTACATCGTTGGCTGTAGCTGCTGGCCATGATCTGGAGCAGCAGCCGCGCCTTCTACATCTGGTGCTGTAGTTTTCCAGGGCAGCAGCCGCACCTTCTACATCGTTGGCTGTAGTTACTGGCCGTCGTCCGCGTCTTCCTCCGGTGTTCCAAGGGCTGGCATGCCCTCCACCTTTACGACGATCTGCTTATCTTCCTCACCCAGCACGACAGGCGCCACACGCGCGAGCACATCATTGGCAGCTTTGTTTGCAAGCCAGGCATTGCCGTCATCCACCTGCAGCCGCAGCCGCTGCATGCTGCGGCCGTAGTCTTCCAGGGCGTACTCCCGGAGTATCTCCCGATAGGCCGCCACGAAAGCCGGCTCCCGTTTCCACTTGAGCACGCGCGCCGTGTTCCTGGCCAGCTTCTTATCATCCAGGGCAGCCGGGTTATCATCGGAGCGATTGTCGAACAGCAGCCGCGCCACGTCGCGCGCCGTGTTCCCCTCCGCGAACAGGCGCAAGGCCTGCACCTGCAGCCGCGTAACACCCAGGGCGTGCCCTGTGCTGTACTTTGCCAACTTCTACACCTCCATCTGTAAAACAGCAGCCGACGGAAACGCCGCGCCGCTGATTTTCTACAGCGCTGGCTGTAGTTTTCCGCCGCCCCCGGCCCCCTGCTCCCGCGATTGAGCCGAACACTGGCGGAAATTTCAGCCTTGCTATAATGTAGCGAAATTTTTTTCAGATTTTTTTGCTTTGCCCCCTTGACAGGATGATTCATCCGGGTGTATACTACGTCCAGAACCGGATGATTCATCCGGGGACAACACCACACCACACACCCCCCGAAAACGAAAGGAGAAACAACCATGCGTAAAGAGTGCAAAGCTAACCCCACCGCCCCCCAGCTGGCTACCATCCAGGGCTACCACGAAGGCAGCTACTCCGGAAACTACGCCTACCAGGGTTTCCACTCCCGCCGTTACTTCACTTCGGACCGCTGGCTCCCGCTGGATGAAAACTTCAACCGCCCGGACGGCAAGCCCCTGAAGGGCTACGGCCTGGAGATTGAGACGGAGTGCAGCGGCATCCGCAATGCGCAGGTCCTGGCTGAAGTTTACGAAAGCATCATCTTCCCCAACTTCCCTGAAGGACTGTTCAAGATGCAGCGTGACGGCTCCCTCGGTGGAGATACCAGCGCGGAGTGCATCACCCAGGTGATGACAAAGGGCGCCCTGCGGAACATGTATCCGGCGTTTAAGGTAATGTTCAACACCTACTGGCCGGCCTTCCGTATCAGCGCCACCGCATCCGGAAACTGTGGCATGCACGTCAACATCAGCAATGGCAACTTCGGCGCCAACGAGACCACGCAGGCCGTGGCAATCCGCAAGATGCTCTACATCATCAACCGCCACTACGAGCTCATGTGCCCCCTGTTCAACCGCAACCCCTCCCACACCCACTACGCGGCGCAAATGTACACCTACACCGACAAGGATGCCTGCAAGGCCGCGGACCTCTATCACATGTCGGCCAGCCATGGCAATTGCTTCAACGGCTCCCACTTCCCTGAAGGGCGAATTGAGATTCGCCTGGTGGGCGGCCAGAAAGACTTCGGCTGTTTCCGTAACACGATGGAGTGTGTGTTCCACCTGGTGGAGGCCGTGAAGAAGCTCTCCTGGCAGGACCTG